TAGAAAGTCGCCTACTAACTATGGTTATGCTAATGAAGGTGGTTATACTGATATGTACCCATATGAGATAGTTAAAGTAGTCAGCGAACAAACTATAGAGGTAAGAAGATTAGATGCAGAAAAAGATAGTTCAGTAGAACTTAAATGGGTATCTGGTGGTTTTGCTGGACATTGTGTAAATCAAAATGAACAGAAATGGATTTACAAGTCTAATGAAAAAAATCCTACTCAAAGAATTAGAAGAAGAAAAGATGGTTATTTTTATTCAGGTCATAACACTAGATTTTATCTTGAGTTTGCACCAAGAAAATTTCACGACTACAACTTTTAAACTAGGGGGTGTTTAATTACACCCTCTCATCAATGAGGAGATAATAATAATGAAAATTAAAATACCTACCCTAGAAGAATGGAATGATTTGTGTATGTTTGACCAGTTAGTTATTTTAAATCAAACAGTATCAGAAAAAGAATATATAGATATTGTAAGGGATTGGTACACACATTCTGAATTTGTACATCAAGATATGCAAAAATGGAGAGATACTTTTGCTTCTATTAAAAATACTAATTTATTGATGGATAATGAGGAGTTGGCTTTTTATAAAAATTTACCAGATAAAATTACTATTTATAGAGGTGGTTACAGTAAGCGAGGTATAAGCTGGACATTGAATAAAGATATAGCTGAATGGTTTGCTAAAAGATTTAAACCAGTAAATATACCTGAGACTGTAAATACAAAAGTTTTTAAAAAAGAAGTTTATAGAGATAATTGCATAGCTTTTTTTAATTGTAGAAAAGAAGAAGAAATAATTTATTTAGTTGACTAAACCTAGAAGCTAAATTAGGTTATAATAATGAAGAAATTTAATAAT